GGCATCCAGCATCTCCCTCTCTGACCCGCTCAGAATCGGCGCGCGAGTGTTCCATCTACCAATAGCATCCTCTTTTGTAACACACCATGTTGTTGCACAAAAGCACTCACCACACACTACGCCATATTTCCCAGGCGCTTGAAATGTTCCTTCTATCAGAATCGCACGCCCCCTGCAATGTGCACATGGCAGCAGCACCCCCGCATCCGTCAGCCGCTTTGCCGCCTCCCTGTCACCCAGCAGGGCGCGCTTTGTATCATCCATCATGCTCTCTTCCTTTCCAGCGGGCAGCGCTCGATGGCGTATGTAGTCACCCAATGCTTTACGCCGTATTGATCTCTCCCAACAATGAACGTCCGTTTCTTGGCCGTCCATCCCGGTACAGGTTTCTCTTCCCGCAGCCAGGGACACTGGCTGATCGGGCAGCAGCAATCCATGCAGGGGTTGGCTGAATACCGCCGGATGGGGACCAGATATTGATCAAGTTCGCCCATAGGGCCTTACCTCCACCTGTATACTCTCGTTTTCCCAAAATTCATGAGAAACTTTCCGCACCCATTCCCGATTGTCGTCCGGCAGTATGTAGCCTTTCATGGCGTCTAAAAATGCCTTGCCCATGGCGGCGTGATTGTCCACGTCCAGACCATCGTTCCGGCGAAAAATGACTTCGACGGGGCCTTTGACGAACTGTTTTCGGATATGTGCCTTTTTCATGGACCACAGCGCCAGAGAGTGGAGTTCTTCTGCGTCCCGCTTCCGCTGTGACCAATGTTTCCCGGCATAATACGCATTCAGGCCAAACCGCTTGTTCCAGGCCGCTTTTCCCCTTTTAGTGGGCGGATACGGAATTTCAAAAATCAAATTCCCATCCTCCTTGCCAGCTCTTTCAGGGCTGCCTCGTATTCGTCCGGCGGCAATCCCTGGAGCTTTTTCTTCTCCCGCTCATAGGCGGTCCAGTCAGCGTTCCCAGCCGTAGACTCCATCGCTTTCTCCCTTCTTTGTGTATCGGCGGCACCGGGCGTCATAGACCAGCTGGATGTTTGCCGTTGAGCCGTAGGAGCGATTTTTCAGGATGCTCAGCCCAGCGTCATACCCATAGGCCGCGATATCCTTTTCTTCCATCCGTTCCAGCGAAAAGGCGTTGTCCGCCCGGTTTGTGATGTCCGCCGACCCGCCGATGTCGTCCGCGGTCAGCAGCTTCTTTTTGTCGTTGTCGCCCTTCCGGGGGTGTGCTACCAGATGCACGTGCACCTCGTTTTTCTTGGCGAACTCCACCAGCCGCCCCGTGAACCGGCTCTGCGCCCGATAGAAGTCCTTGTCGCTCTGGTCGCTGAATCGGGCGGTCATCAGGTTGTCCACAAGGAACACACAGCAGCCGAACCGGCGAACGGCATACTCGAAAACGGAAATGATACTGTCCTCGTCCCCAGCACCGGCCACCCGGTTGTCGTACAGGAAAAACTTCCCCTTCCACCAACCGTCGATCCGGTCCGCGATCTCCTTCGGCGTGTAGTAATACAGCTTCCCGGACACCGGGTCCCGCTTCGGCTCGATATGCCCGGCCCCGGCGGCCTGCAGCATAGCCCACTGCTTGAACCGCCAGGCCGACAGCTCCCCGGAGTAGGCGCAGACCGGAAACCCCTGATCGATGGCGTTCAGGAGCAGCTGGGACAGCAGCGTGGACTTGCCGCTGCCGCGTTTTCCAGTCCACACGGACAGCTCCGACGGGGCAAAGCCTCCAATGGACTGGTCTAGTGCTTTCAGGCCGGACATGACGGCAACGGATGCGCTGGGGTCTCTCCGCTCCACGTCTGCCAGGTCCAACAGACCGTCCATAGGCTGTTCCACGGCCCCCAGCAACAGATGATCCACGGCCTTTCTCCCGCCGGAAGCCAGTACGTCCCGAATACGGGAACATTTCCCGAAGGCCCCTTCCTTCGGCAGCAGCACGGCCACAGATGGCGCGTATTCTTTGAGGGCGTCTGCCACAGCTTCCGCCGTCTCCCGGTCAGATAAAGCCAGGAACACAGATGGGAAAGCACTCAGAAACGACTCCGCATCCCGGAAGTTCTCAAAGCCCGCTCTGTAGGCAAGGCAAACGGCGTTCTGGTTGTCCAGGGCTGTCACATCCTGGGCGTCCGCCACAAACCACAGCGTTTTCCGGGTGTCCATGGCGATCTCGTCGTAGAGCAGCCAACGGGAAGCATCAGGTAAACTTGGCAAATGGATCTTCTCCTCCTTCGGGTGGTTCATCTTCCCATCTCCCCTGGTTTAGCCAAGTGGCGGGATTTGGGATATATTGTCCTCCGTCTTTCTGCCACTTTGGCCATAGCTTCTGTTTGGAAACGGCATCCAAAATGGTTTCTGTCAGCTCTTCTGACGGTTTCAGTTTCTCCCAAGACTCCCTGGCTTTCTTTTTCCCGGTTTTGTTTGGGTACAAAGCCCAAAACCTGTCAAACCGTTCCCCCTGGGGGGACGATAGGGGGGATTTATTCTCTCTGTTAGGAGAGATAGTATCGGTTTTGGTTTCGGTTTCGGTTTTTGGGGTTAAGTTGGGTTTCTTTGGGTTTTTTTCGGTTTTCTTAGGCCTCCCGCCCTTAACCCCATTTTCCCTGTTTTTCTCCGCCTTTGTGGTATAGGACTCCTTAAAACGGTCCTCCTGCATCATGACACGTTCGGCAAAAAACCGCTCATTGCCACAAAGTGCTATCGGCGTCCCTGACTCGCTGTATTCCAGCAAAGCCCTGCACAGCCGACCGAACTCTGCATCGTTGAGTGCAGACATCTCCCTTTTGTATTCCCATGGGAGCGCAGCATAGTTTCTGGCCATCGTGTCACCTCAAAACGGAATCTCGCCATCTTCCTCCGAGATTTCCGCAAAATCAGCCTGCTTGTATTCCGGCGCTTCCTTGTTCTCCTTCTTGGAGTCTCCGAAGTACACGTTGTCGGCCACAACCTCCGCTGTACGGCGCTTGTTCCCACTCTTGTCCGTCCACTCTCTGATCTGTAACCGCCCCTCTACAATCGCCATACGGCCCTTGGAGAAGTATTTCGAGACAAACTCTGCCGTGTTGCGCCACGCAACCACTTCAATGAAGTCCGTCTCCTTCTCCCCGTTGTTCTTGAAATCCCGGTCTACGGCCAGTGTAAAGGATGTGACAGCCGTCCCACCGTTTGTCCGTCTGATTTCCGGGTCTTTCGTCATCCGGCCCAGCAAAAAACATTTATTCAGCATTTTCGACTCCTTTGTGATAGATCATATCCTCCCGGTTCCAGTCCGGGTAAAACCCTTTCAGATACGCCACCAGATAGCAGTACAGGCTTTCTCTGGTGGTGCCTCGTCCTAGCCTCTGGATGTTCGTGCCCTCGTCATAGGCTCTGTGACAGGCCGGGCAGTTTGCGATTTCCCGGTCTCCACGGCAGATGTCGGAGATGATCGTTACCGGCGTACCTTTGGACCGTTCATCCAAAATTCTCTTTGCCAGGGCGATCCGGTATTCCTGTTCAGACTGGGCATAGGAGCGTCCGCGCTTCCCAAGCTCCTGCACGGCGGCGTCCAACAGCTTGCTTTTCTGACCGATCTCGGAGATCAAATCAATCGTGGTTCATCTCCTTAATGCAGTCCAGGCAGTAGACGTGCCCGAACTTCTCCATGCTGGCGTTCACGTGCTTCATGATCGACACCGTGACGCCTTTGGAGTCCTTGTACGCTTCCAAGACCTTCCCGCATTTCTCGCATGTGGTGACATCGACTTTCGCCGCAATATCGGTCTTGTCATACTTCGTCTTGTCCTTGTCCCAGTACACGTCAGCGGCGATCCCAAGGGCCTTGCAAGCCACGGAGAGGGCATCCGTCAAGGCCATCTTGTAGCACTCGTCAGAGGTGTACAGACCGCTCTTCTCTTTTGTGATAAAGGCGCTGCCGCCGGTACCGGGGACTGCCTCGGACCACTCGCCGTTGTATTTGTAGTACAGTGAGATGTCCATGAATGCGGAGATTTCCCCATTGGCCCCGGTCTCCAGCCACTCCCGGTCAATGGTGTATTTCCAGCCAATGCCGCACGGGCCGAATTGCTCCGTCAGCTTCTTGACGCGCCACATAGGGTTGATATCGGTCTTTCCGTTCAGCCGCCCACCTCTGATCTCCTTCTTGGCCTCTGCGGGGACGGCCCGGACATTGTTGTAAATGTCAAGGTTCATCACTTCACCCCCACAGAAATCCCTTCAACCAAGACAGCCCCAGGCACTTCCTGCCCAGCCTTTAGGACCTTGCCCAGCTCGCTCTTGCTGATTTCCGGGGCTTTGTACCGGATGCACTCCTTATGCCCGTTCAGCTCCGCCCACTCGATGGCGGCGGAAGGGTTGTCCACATTTACGGAAGTGGTCTTTCGGAACGTCACCGCGCATTTCGGCGTGGAGAACTTCTCCCCGTGTAGCGCGTAAGAGAGATACTCCTTGAGCCGCGCCGCCTTGTTCTCTGCCACTTTCTGCCGCTCCGCCAGGGCCTCCTTCTCCGCCTTGATGGCTTCCGCATCGGAAACCAAGTTCTTGTAGTAACAGGCGATGTTCTCGATCTTCTGGTCCCGCGCCATTTGGAGATTGTCCAGCGCCTCAAAGTCGGTGATCTCCCCAGTCTCCGGGTCTGCCAGATCAGTAATGGCCTTATCGATCTCGTAAAGTGTCATGTCATGTTCTCCCTTCATTCCAAGCTCTTACCGCGTGGTTTATATCAGTAAATTTCCGAGTTCGCCATCCGCAGGCGTCGCAGGCCACCAGGAACATATCCGGGTTGCCCTCAATTGCCAATCGCTGGCCGGAATACAGGCCGCATCTTGGGCAGGGACCTAACTCGCCTCTTGGGCGTTTCGCATGTGCATTCATTCTTCGCACCACCAAATGTCTGCCGTCTTTGTTCCAAGCTCCAATGCTTCTTGGTGCCCCTGGACCGCAATATCAATGTGGTTCCCCTTGACTGCCGGGCCGGTATCATCGGCTCTCAGATACACCATCCCGCCGTTGTACTCGACCATGATGGTGCTCCCAAGCGGGATTACATCAGGGTCCACGGCGCAGCTCACATACGGAGTCACGCGCCGTCCGCTGGCGGTGATGCCTGTCCCAGTTCCGCAGATATGAGGCCGCCCTTCACAGCAATAAAAGGTGATGGTCACATCTTCCAGCTTGTGTGACCGGGCCAGCAAAGCGGCTTCAATCAGCTCATTCTCGGCAGCTTCCTGTTCCTCTTCGGTGAGATAACAGCGGACCAGGGCTGGGGTATCGTCGCCGGGGAGAGTGCCGTCCTCTGCGGTGGCCTCCGGCTTGTGCATGGCGGGCAGTTCTGCCTCCACCGTCATAATCAGGTAGCTTCCCAGCCACGCCAGCAGAAGTAATAGGAACAGAAGATATGTAATCAGCTGCAACCGCCTCTGGCTCCGGCGCCGCCGCTCTTCGCGGGTCAGCTTTTTCATAAGATATGCCCCACCGCTTCTTCACGGGTGATATAGAAATGGATGCCCATGCTGCACTCGTTCCAGCGGTTTTCGTCGAAATCCAAAACGGAGGCCACAGTTCCGGGAATGTAATGGAAGTTCTCATCTCTATCACTGACGGCGGCCTGCTCCAATACATTCCCCTCTAAATCCTGAATCTCCAAAACGGTTGCCTTTGAGCAGCGGCACTTCCGGCCTGTTGCGGAACTGCGCACGGCATCTTCGGTAATTTCCAGCTTTACAATGCACTCATAACCGCCGGTTTTGACCCTTGCCTTTTTCCAGCCGACAAAAGCGCCGATTTCCGGGCAGGCAATGGGATAAAATAAATTTTTTGCCTTTTCAATGTAGTCGGCCCCGAACAGGTCGGCCCCAGACAGGTTGGCCCTGGACAGGTCGGCCCCAGACAGGTTGGCCCCGAACAGGTCGGCCCCAGACAGGTTGGCCCCAGACAGGTTGGCCCTGGACAGGTTGGCCCCAGACAGGTCGGCCCTGAACAGGTTGGCCCCAGACAGGTTGGCCCCGAACAGGTTGGCCCCAGACAGGTTGGCCCTGGACAGGTCGGCCCCGAACAGGTTGGCCCCGAACAGGTCGGCCCCAGACAGGTTGGCCCCAGACAGGTTGGCCCTGGACAGGTTGGCCCCAGACAGGTCGGCCCTGAACAGGTTGGCCCCAGACAGGTTGGCCCCGAACAGGTTGGCCCCAGACAGGTTGGCCCTGGACAGGTCGGCCCCGAACAGGTTGGCCCGTTTTCCGCCATCCTCGTCTCGCAGCCATTTCAGGTGCTTGTCCAAAATGGCCTTCAATTCTTGTTTGTCCATGCGTTATTCCTCCTTGTAGGTTTCCCGGAAGCTGCCTTCGGGGAAATCGAACTCCACGGTGAAATGATGATGCCGCTTGTTGATGAAGACCACCCAGCAGGGATGCGGGCCTGTCCTTGCGGTCACAAAGGCGCTGGTGGGGATGGTGGATTCCAGGCACAGCTTGTCTCCGACTTTCACCGCTCTCCCTCCATCCAGGCCAGAAAGCGCATGAACCATGACGTAGCCGTAAAAACGCCGATTAGAGCAAAAATGTATGTACTCATTTTTACCTCCCTGCACGCACAAATCGGATTATTTCGTCATCAGTCAGTGACAAAACCTTATCTAAGGCGCTAATATCATCCAGCCACCATTTGCGCTTTCCGCTTAGTTTCATAGAGATATTAGATTGGGTCATTCCGGCCAATTCTCCCAGGTCCCGATCGGTATACCCCATACGTCCTCCAGCAGAGCGAAGAATCCTCGCCCTCTGTTCACATGGGGGAACAGAAAACCTGCTTAGTTTTGTTCGCGCCATGATTTCCTCCTTGATTTCTCCCTCTGGAGGCGATATACTGTATCCAAAGGGATTGTTCGTGGTTGCTCAATCCTTGCCCGTCTGACTGCTGGTAACGGTCAGGCGGGATTTTTATTTCAGATGCTTCCCGGCGAACTCTGCCAGATAGGTCCGCACGTCCTGGTAGAACAGCTCATAGAGCTGCCCCAGCTCCTCCTCAGTCCTCTCTGCCGGGTCGAAGTGAATGCCGACCCGGTCCGCGGCTTCCTGGAGCTCACGGATGAAATCAAACTGATACATAGTAGCCTCCCTCATTTGAAAAAGATCGCAATGATAAATGCGATTACTACAACAATTGCCGGTATCCAGATGGGAGCCAGAACCCACACCCACGGCCAGTTGATAATGCCAATCAGCTTCAGGGTGATGAAGAGGATCGCCAGCACCCCACAGAAGCTGATGTCTCCGCCTTTTTCCATTGATGTCACCTCCCCTCTACTCACAAACTTCCGCTGTGGTGCGCTGAGACTGCTCAAATCTCAGAATTTGCTTTTCAGCCGCTCCAGCGCCTCATTTAGCTTTTGCTCTGCACCCTTTGGCTCCTTGTGGCCGTTGAGCACGACGCTGAGATACTTTGGATTCCAGCCGACCTCTGCGGCAAGCTGTTTCGCTGTTACCCCAGCCAAGTGCATCTCACCCAGCAGGTCCGCAGTCCATTTTGCAGGCATACCATTGTCACCTTCTTTCATATTTGATAAAATAGCCTCGTTAGGAGGCGGTTTGATGTTTCGTGGCTTAAAAGCATGGATAAGGACAAGAAAAAACGACGAGTCCGATTTGAATGATTTGATGGACGCTGTTAGATTTGAAAATAGAGTCAAACGACTGATATCAATGATTTGGACAGTCCTCATTGGGTTTTGCTCTATCATCGCCGCAGTTTTTAGTGTCCTGTCCTTTTTCAAGGATTGACAAAAGCCGCTCAAAATGTTTGTCCCATCTGAGTAATAGCTCTTCAATCAAAAGATCGTGTCGGTTCAACAGCATTCACCTCCCCTCACTCGCTTTCTTTACCTACTACTCTTGCGAATATCCAAAAATTAGGCTATAATTTCCCCAAAAGGAGGCGTTCGCATGGTAACAACGTCTATACTGGAATCAAACAATGGGAAATGCCCTTTGTGGGGTGTTGACGTGTCGGTCTGTGGCTGGTATAGAGAAACGGAAAGCGGTGTGTGGGAGTTTCTTCGTGCTGAGTGCCCGATTATTGAAAACGCAAAGCTCCCACGGCATGAACAAAAGCAAGAATACGAGCTCATGTTCTGCAAAGACCATTTTTCCTGTCCGCTCTACACTGAATTCCAACCGAAAATCACAAAGGACATATAGCGTAAAATCTTTTCGCAGATTTCCGGCTCCCTTGTCAGTTTGTGCTTTGCGATCACAAACGCCAGGTCTTCCCCCAGGGCCTTGAATTCTCCTGGCCCAAGAAGATTGTCTAATTCGTTTCCAAGCGCCGCTTGTTCGGCGCTTTTCTTTTTGCTATCCATTTCTCTCACCTCCCCTCACTCTTCTCCCCGATCTGAAAGAAGCTCGTCTACAGTTACGCCGTAGAGTTTTGCAATTTCCGGAAGCCTTTTTGCGTTTGGAGTTGTTTCCCCCGTTTCCCACTGGTATACGGCTGCATCCGAAACAGACAAAATTTTCATCACTTGTGCCACAGATAAACCCGCTTGAATTCTGGCGCTTCTAAAACCCAC